GGTAGCACACTTAAAAATAATTACATGGACTATAAAATGTCCAGAAAAGAATGGGAAAAAACATATACTGAAGGACTAGATTTATTAGGATTTAAATACGAAAATAGAAACGAACCTTTCCAAGGAGCTTCTGGTGCAACACACCCTGTGTTAGCAGAAGCAGTTACACAATTTCAAGCAACAGCTTTTAAAGAATTACTACCATCAGACGGACCTGTGAGAGCACAAGTTTTGGGTAGAGGAGATCCAGGAAAAGAACAACAAGCTCAAAGAGTAAAAGATTTTATGAACTATCAAATCATGGATCAGATGTCTGAGTATGAATCAGAGTTTGATTCTATGTTATTTCATTTACCATTGTCAGGTTCTACATTTAAAAAAGTTTATTACGATGATTTATTAGGTAGAGCTGTTTCTAAGTTTGTCCCTGCGGATGATTTAATTGTTCCGTACACAGCAAACAGTTTAGATGATGCAGAAGCAATTATTCATATTGTTAAAATTTCTGAAAACGATTTACGTAAACAACAAGTAGGTGGTTTTTATTCTGATGTAGAAGTAGGTACACCAGGAGAATCAACAAAGGATGATATCACAACTAAAGAAAAAGAATTAGAAGGCGTATCTAAATCTGGAAAACAACAACCTATATTTACACTATTAGAATGTCATGTTGATTTAGACTTAGAAGGTTTTGAAGACATGGATCCAGAAGGAGAACCAACTGGTATTAAACTACCTTACATTGTTACAATTGAAGAAAGTAGCACTAAAGTTCTTTCAATAAGAAGAAACTATGCACCTAACGATCCAAAGAGACAAAGAATTCATTATTTTGTTCACTTTAAATTTTTACCAGGATTAGGGTTTTATGGATTTGGATTAATTCACATGATCGGTGGATTATCTAGAACTGCAACATCAGCATTAAGACAATTATTAGATGCAGGTACATTATCAAATTTACCAGCAGGATTTAAACAAAGAGGTGTGAGAGTTAGAGATGAAGCATCACCAATTCAACCAGGTGAGTTTAAAGATGTAGATGCACCAGGTGGAAATCTAAGAGACGCATTTTATCCGCTACCTTACAAAGAACCATCTCAAACATTATTAGCTTTAATGGGTATTGTAGTTCAAGCTGGACAAAGATTTGCAGCAATATCAGAATTACAAACAGGAGATGGTAATCAACAAGCAGCAGTGGGTACAACTATGGCACTTCTTGAAAGAGGTTCTAAAGTTATGTCAGCAATACATAAAAGAATGTATTCTGCTATGAAAAAAGAATTTAAATTACTAGGTAAGATTATTGCAACTTATCTTCCACCAGAATATCCTTATGACGTTGTTGGTGGTGAAAGAACAGTTAAACAAACAGACTTTGACGACAGAGTAGATATTTTACCTGTTGCAGATCCAAATATATTTTCTATGTCACAAAGAATTACTTTAGCACAAACAGAATTACAGTTAGCTACATCTAATCCTCAATTACATAACATGTATGCTATCTACAGAAAAATGTACGAAGCACTTGGTGTAAAAGATATTGATCAAGTCTTGCCACCACCTGCACCACAAGCACCGAAAGATCCAAGCTTAGAACATATTGATGCATTGACAGGTAAACCCTTCCAAGCTTTTGGAGGTCAAGATCATCAAGCACATATAACATCTCATTTAAATTTTATGTCAACTAACATGGTTAAAAATAATCCACCAATCATGGCAGCAATACAAAAAAACATTTTAGAGCACATAAGTCTAATGGCACAAGAACAAGTTCAATTAGAATTTAGAGAACAGATTAAAGAAATGCAAATGATGCAACAACAAGCAGCAAACAATCCTCAAGTACAAGGACAGATGCAACAAATGCAAATTCAAGTAGAAGCAAGAAAAGCAGTGTTGATTGCAGAGATGACAGAAGACTTTATGAAGGAAGAACAAAAAATTACGTCTCAACTTGATTCTGATCCTCTATTAAAACTAAAATCAAGAGAAGTTGACCTTAGAGCAATGGAAAATCAACGTAAAAAAGAAGCAGATGAAGCAAAAGAAGAGTTAGATAGAGCAAAACTAGTTCAAGCTAAGGATTTAACGGAAGATAAGCTAGAACAAAATGAAGATTTAGCAAATTTACGTGCAGAAACATCAATTGAAAAACAAATGATGGCAAATAGCTTTAAAAATACACAAAAATAAGATAACAATACAACAAGGAGATAAAAATATGATGAATTATAAAAAAGCTAAACCAGTTAAGATGGAAGAAGGTAAAGTTATTACTGATCCAAGATCTGAAACTAGTATTAGAGGCAAAAATCTTATATCTACAGGAAATAAAAATCCTGTTAAAGGATTTGGTGCTGCTAGAAAACCAAAAGACGTAACCTGGTACTAATATGTGGTTCTCGGCAATTAAATTAGCCGTTTCTGCTGGTAGTAAAATTTACGCCAACCGTCAGAAAACGAAGATGGCAATGTCTGATGCACAACTTATGCATGCATCAAAAATGGCCAGTGGTGAGGAAGCTTACCAAGGCAAATTATTAGAATCTAGACAATCTGACTGGAAGGACGAGGCGGTATTAGTAATCCTCAGTTTGCCTATAGCAATTTTAGCTTGGGCAGTGGTATCGGATGACCCTACAGCAATGGACAAAGTAAAGTTATTTTTCGAGATGTTCTCAGAATTACCTAAATGGTTTACAAATTTATGGATACTTGTAGTTGCTAGTATTTACGGTATAAAGGGTACACAAATATTTAAAGGAACAAAAAAATAAGGAAGGAGACAAAAAATGGCAAATAGATTATATAATAAACAAATTAAAAAACCCGGGTTTTTAAGTGGTGGTCAAGTTAAACTTGATAAAAACAAAAACGGAAAAATAGACGCTCAGGATTTTAAAATGATGAAAAAAAAACCAAAGAAAAAATAATGAAAAAAATAAAAACATTTATAAAACACCTAATAGAAAAAATACTTGGCAAAAGATGCCAGTGTAACGATTAACTAAAAAAGGAAAAACATGGCAAAACCAGGACTATACGCGAATATACATGCAAAGAAAAAAAGAATAGCAGCCGGCTCAGGAGAAACAATGAGAAAACCCGGAAGCAAAGGCGCTCCAAAAAAAGCTAATTTTGTAGCAGCAGCTAAAACTGCAAAACCAGTTAAGAAAAAAGTTTAATGGCTACCGCTGCATGGCAGAGAAAAGAAGGTAAATCTGCCTCAGGTGGATTAAACAAAAAAGGGGTTGCATCTTACAGAGCAGCAAACCCTGGATCTAAATTAAAAACAGCAGTAACAACAAAACCTTCTAAACTTAAAGCAGGTTCTAAATCAGCAAACAGACGTAAATCTTTTTGTGCTAGAATGAAGGGCATGAAATCTAAACTTACTTCTGCTAAAACGGCAAGAGACCCGGATAGTAGAATAAACAAGTCTCTTAGAAAGTGGAATTGCAATTGAAAAAAACAAAAGCAAAAATAAAGAAAGTAATTAAAGGTTTAAACAAAGCTTCTAATTTACATGCGGGTCAAGCTAAAGTATTGAAAGGAGTTTTAAAAAAACATGCAACTAGAAACAGTAATAGTAAAACTTAATAGACTCTTAAATCAAAGACTAGAAGATTTATCTATAGCGGTAACGTCCGGCGCTATTGACAATATGGAGAATTATAAGTATATAGTAGGACAAATTAAGGCACTAGAATCAGTGCGTCAGGAACTCTCTAACCTGCTAAATGATAAGGAGCAAAAAAATGGAACAGTCGTCAACATCAAAGATACAACTACCGAATAAAAAATTAGTAGGTGTAAAACAATCAGAAGAAAAAAAAGAAGATACAAATAAAATACCTAACCCAACGGGTTGGAGACTTTTAGTATTGCCATTTAAAATGGATGGTAAAACTAAAGGTGGAATACATTTATCAGATTCAACTATTGAGAGACAACAAGTTGGTTCTCAATGTGGTTTAGTTTTAAAGATGGGTCCCCAGTGCTATAAGGATAAAGAGAGATATCCTGAAGGCCCGTGGTGCAAAGAGGGAGGATGGGTAATGTTTGCTCGTTATGCTGGATCCAGAATTAAAATAGAAGGTGGGGAAATACGTCTGCTAAACGATGACGAAGTTTTAGCAACCATTGAGAGTCCAGAGGATCTCTTGCATGAATATTAACCATAGGAGGAAACTATGCCAGAAGTAGAAGAAAAGAACATGGTAGACATTGATACATCCGGTCCAGGAGCCGAGGTCGAAGTATCAGAAGATAAAGATGAGTCGGTTATAGAAACCGAAGCAGGTACAGAA